TCAGGCGCCCTGAAACCGTGCGATCCGCGGCCCGGGATCGAGCGGCAGCCCATAGCCGATCAGGCAGAACTGGTCGAGAGCGAACAGCACCACCGATTCGACGCCGGCCGCGATCGCCAACCGCCGCTCCTTCGCCCACGGGGTGGTGTAGTCGCCGATTCCCGTCAGGTGGCTGGCCTGGGCCGGGGGGAATCCGAGTTGCATCGGCAGATCGATCGATTGGCGCGCCTGGTCCAGATTCCGGTCGCCGGTGTAAGTGAAGTTCTCGGTCTTCAAACACGCCAGATTCGCCGGAGTCCAGGCCGACCGCGGAAAATTCACCAGTTGATCCAATGCCGTGCCGTTCACGTCCGGCGGGTAGAGGACCTCGAACCGCGTAGCCGGCTGCGTTTGGCGCACGAAAGCCATGATGGTGGTTGTGAAGGCGCCGATAAGTTGCGACAGGAAGGCACACTCGTCCGCCAGGCTGCCGGGGTCGGCATTCTGACTCGCGATCACCGCCATTGGCCGCCCGTAGGCTTGCTGGAAGGAAGCGGTGGTGTAACTGTCGTAAAATGGCATCCCCGAGGCATCCGCGAAATACCACCACTGGACCTCGCCGAACTGCAGGTAGGGCGTCAGGCCGGCGCCGTTCATGATGGCGGCCATGTCCGCGTAAACCTGCTGCCAGAAGGCGGTGCTTTGCGGCGAGAAATTGGTCTGCAGCGCGGGCGTGCTCACCCACACGGGATCGGCGTCGGGATACCTCTGGGCGATGCCTGCGGCCGGGGTATCGTCGCCGTTGCCTAACTCCATGCTGAACGACGTCGTAACCTCGATGCCATAACCCTGCAGCGCGGCGAAGAAGCTCGAGCTCCAATCGCGGGCTGCGCGGTTCAACCTGGGTGCGGCGGTCGGATCGGTCACCCACTTTCCGTCGGCGCCACCGGTCAGCGTCGCGCCACTCGCCTGTCCGGTGAAGACCTGGCTGTTAGTCTGAACGGAGATGGTGAGGCTGTTTCCCTGGGAGCCAACGGAGCGCGAAGTTATGGTCAATGTCCCGCCATTGGCGGACGCCCATACACCCGTAGACCCGGCATTCACCAGCAGCGCCAGGCACACCGCGATGGACGCGGCGGTGTCCCCGAGCAGGTTGGTGTGCTGAATGACTGTCGGCCCGAGATACAACTCCGTGATCGCTCCCGGGGCGAATTGCGGCGTGCCCGTGAAGGTAATCGTCGCCGACGCGTATTGCTGGCCGCTCCCGCACAATTCGTAAAACCACAGCGCTCCCGCGTAGTGATTCACCCTGTCGCGAAAACCGAGAGTCTGAATCAACCAGGCTGTCCGTTCAGGCGCCAGCGCCAGCGAGTGATTTGTGTCCCAATCGGTGGCCAGGCTGGTCGACGGCACGGTCGCGAACACGGGCAGATCGGTTGCTGGGAATGCGATTTCGAGGAAGTCGAAATAGAAACTCGTACCCGTCCCGCCGGTGTGCGTCACGGTGACATTGTGGGCAACCCCGCCGGACTGCGTCCCTAAAGGAACCCTCGTCAACACGTCCTCGCCGGCCAGTTCCAGGCTGACGGAAACCGCCGCACTGCCATCCACCTGCACCGTAACCTGCGCGCCGCCGTCCAGGCACCTCGTGCCCAGATACAATGAGTGCTGCGCCTGCGCCGAATACGAGCAGGTGAGGGACGATCCCGGGTTCGTCGTCCAGTGGATCGATCCGCCGGAGTAATTCCCGATCCCGCTTGTCCAAGACCCTTGATACGAAACCGCGTACGAGCCGTCCTCGATCCTCCGGCTTCCCGGCCCCGCAACGCTGTACTGCAGATTTGTCCCGGTGACCACCCACTGGGTGATGGCCACCGAGAATTCACTTCTGACGAAACTCCCCGGTTGCAGGTCCGCCGAATACGTCCAGCGCAGCTTTCGTACGGCGCCGGTTGGAATCGTGACGCCGTTGATGTCTACCAGGCGGCTGAAATCCAGGTCGATCTGCCACGTTGCCGGCGAAACGCCACCGCTGAAAGTCGTCCATGCCGGTGTCCACGACTGCGTTCCGGCCCCGCTCACCGTCCCGTACACCCCGACGCGATTGCCATTGGAACCCGGCTGGCCCAGGTACGTCAGCGTGATCGCCGTGTCAGTGGCGGTTGCCGTAACTTGTCCGGCAAGTTGGTTTGCGGTAATGATGGCTGCCAGATTGGATGCGGCGGTGGCCAGCGTGTCGACGCTCGTGATCACGTAGTAGAAGTGCTGATCCAGCCAGGCAAGTTGAATGTAATCGCCGGCAGACGGCGCGCCCTGCAATTGCATCTGGGCGGTGGCGGGGGTGTAACTGCCGGACGGCGTGGCGTGGCTTGCCAGGTTCACCCGGTAAATTGTCTCCGTTCCCCCCGACTCGGCCCAAACTCTCAAGTAGGGCCAATCCACCGTGGGGTACAGAGTCGAATCCATCGGAATACAATTGGTTCGAGTTTCCTGGTAACTCAACTGTATTCCGCTGAGGTTGCCGTCCGGCAGGTTCCGCAAGGTGGGGTGCTCGAAGACGTTGTCGCGGTTCCATTCGATGACCGCCCAATCGAACTGCTCCCGCCAACAGCCCGACACTGTGAACCCGGTTGCGCTGGTCTGGCTGAGGGCTGCAATTGCGGAGGGCTCGAGAAAGTAGCATTGCAAGTCCCGGTGCGGACTCAACTTGGTAAGTGCTTCGCTCATTAGAGTCGAATCAGGAGGGTTAGATCGGCTCCGGGAAGCACCTGCCCCACCGTCAGCACCGAAAGGGTAAGTTGCGCGCCGGCCGCCAGTGGAGGAAGGGTACCGCCGTCCACCGTGCTCGACAGGGTCGCGCCGGTCGAAAACGTCACCTGGCAATACGTCGTCCCGTTGACGTTGAGTTGGAGTTGCACCGGAGCGTCGGCCGCCGTGCCCAAAACGGCGAACACGTCCCTCACCGAGCGCGCCGTATCCACAACCAGCGCCGGCGCCACCGATTGATCGACCGCCAGAAACCCATCCACTTGAATCGAGTACTGCCCGCCGGAAAGCGTCCTCAAACCGCTGTCCGTTGTACGGGTCAGAAGCGCGGTGGCCGTCGGGCTGTTTCCTCTTGAGTTAGTGACGAAGAGCTGACCGCTTGCCACACGCACGTCAGGCATTAGAATTGGGTAATTCCAGCTTCCGCAGTAGGGGCTGCCGAAGAAGCCGTCGGGAAATGGCGCGATCACGGTTCTGGCCGCCAGGTGGTAGACCGGTGTGCCGAGTCCGTGCGCAACCGCCTGGCTCCCCTGGACGCCCCGCTGGACAGTGTAGTGCATGCCTCCGCCGGCTGTCGCCGTGATCTGCATTAACTCGGTTTCAATTTGCAGAATCGTCCCCGCTACGCCCGTTCCGGGTGTGTTGAGGCTCAGCGAAGTGTCCGCGCTCCCCAGCGCACTGGCCAGCGCCGTGGTTGGCGCCCCCTGAAGCTCGTCCCAGTAGTACACCGTAAGCGTGGCCGAGGACACCGTCAGCGTGTTCGTGAGATCCGCGAACGACACGCCGCTCAGCAGCACCGTCCCCTCGCTCGGGCCAGGGCTCAATCCGAAGAATGGAACCCCCGGGACATCGGCATCCGAGGTCCCCGACCCGCCGATCTGCCACCGCGTCACCAGCGAAAGCGCCGCTGCGCATTCCACGTCGTTGACGTTCGCCGCAAGGCCGGTGATCTGTACCACCTCGCCCGCCAGGTTCGGAACCACGAACTGCACCGGGCTGCTCTTCGTCAAGGCCGCGAAGTGCCAGCCCGCTTCGGCCACCGCGAAGAAGCTGGTCGCGTCCGGCTCCACGGTCCACGCCGGCGACACCGTCACGCTGGTCGCATCGTTGGCCGCGATGGTTCGTTCCTGTCCGGCGCCCAATCCCCTCGTGATCCGTGCCGTCATCCCGCGATAGGCGTTCACGGTCATCTGCAGGGTTCCGTTGCCGGCTGTGGTGGGCGAGTGGATCGTCACGCCGCTCTCCGGCACCTGTTCCATGCGCCAGTAAAAATTGGCATGGTCGAAGTTGACGTCGGGCGGCGAGATCAGTTGGTCGCTCAGGCCGCCGTCGGTGAACGTGCCGGCAACCGCCTGGTTCGATGCGATTCGCAGCAGGTTCGCCGGAGTCGTTCCGCGGTATACCTGAAATGCGTTGGTACCGGCGGCAAAGCTCAGTCCCGTCAGTGTTACGCAGTTATCGTCCTGGGGAATCACCACCTGAACCACGAAGGAGAGCGCGCTCTCATCCCCCGCGCTGTCCACCGCCGAAATCGCATAGTACAGCGTCTGGCCGCCCGCCAGCGTCCCGCCCGTGCCGACCGTCGGAACCAGGCCGATCAGCGGCACGCCGGGCGGCGCGGTTCCCGATCCTGCGCTCTGGTTGCCCGGCGCGACGAAGCTGACCGAAAGAGTGGTCTCTATCGCGCCGTCGCTGTCGCTGGAGTCGGTTTCGGTGACCCCGAACTGCATGTTGCCGTTCGCATCGACCACGCTGCCGATGAGCGGCCGCGGCACTCCCACCCCGGCGTTCCCCGGTTGCGCCGCGCCCGGCGCCGACGTGGGCTGGCCGTTGGAATCCGCGTACCACGCGTCGTCGTGGATCTGTGCCGTTATCGTGCAGGTGCGGTAGTTCGTTGCCGGCGAAAGCTTCAGAACCCGGAAAGGCTGGCGATTGAACCCGAGATTCAAATACGTAACTGTAATTATGTCGCCGGGCTTGATCCCGAACGCTTTGATGCTGGTGTCGAACTGGATGTAGGTGTTTCCGCTAACCGACTTGTCCAGCGTGAACTGCAGAATCCGGGCCGCCTGGTCGTAGTTCGCAAGCCCGATCGCCATGAGAGTTGCCGTGACCTGTTGTCCGGCCAGCGCGATATCGTCCGGGTCTACCACCGTGTAGCTGTCCTGCTGGTAGCTGTTTAGCGCGTCCTGGAAATCGATCGTGAGGCAGTTCGGCGTGTCGGCGATGCTGCGCGACGAAATCGTGACGCTGGGTGCTCCGTTCTGTTGGCGAAGGATCCCGGAAACTCCGCTGCTGCCGTCCCCAAACTCGTAAGCCGGCCATCCCCCGCCGAGCGACGAGGTGCTGTTGGTGTACGCGCTCAGTGTGGGCTGCTGCAGCGGCAGCGAGTTTTCCACCTGAAGCTGCAGCACGCCGCCCGGTCCGTAAGTGAGGTACAGGCGCGCCGCATTGCGCACACCGCGGACCACATCGCCCGCGCTCTTCCGCTTCTGGATCGCGACGTTGCACTGAAACCGCGAAATCGTAATCGCGTTGCCGTTCAAGTCCGTCGATTGAATCTGTTCGTCGCAATAGCTTGCCGCCGCGGCGAAGCTCGTCAGGTCGATCTCGGCCGCCGTCCAGCCGCTCCTCCGCAGCACGTCCAGCAGGATCCACGCCGGATTGCTCGAGAACTGGTCGCAGAGATACGTCCCGTCCGCTGCGTAAGTGGGAACGATCAGCCCCTGCATCAGGACTTGCACGCTGGGCAGTGAGTTGCCGTCGTTCAACTGGTTGGGCACCACCACCGCCAGGTACGCCATGCTTCCGTACGGGTCCCCGGCCGGACTCCCGTCCGAGTTTGTGAAATTCGGGTCGTATGCCCCATCGCGCGTGCCCGGTGTGATCAGGTTGTACCAGCCCGTGCCCGTCATGTTCTGGCCGGAAACCCCCATCGGGATTTGCACGTCGTCCACCAGCACCGTCAGCACGCCCTGAATCTGCCCGATACTCAGCAGGGCTTCCATCCGCGTCAGATTGCCGTCGTTCCGCGCGAATACCACCAGCGGTTCGATCCACGCCGTGCCGTAAATCATCGGCACGTAGTCGTTGTACCTGGCCTGGTTCACCGATAGCGCCGACGTGGACCAGTCTTTCCCGTACCCGCGAACCGCGATTACCGGCGGCACATATTCCAGCCCGCCGAACCGCTGCGGAATGCCCCTGGCCTGGCAATCCGTCCGCACGTAGCCGCACGTCGTGAAAGGCGTTGTGCCGTTCAGACTGCCCGCGCCTCCCGAGATGTCGGGCGAGTAGCCGCAGCGATAGTAGAGCGAATACTTGCCGTCCGCCCCGCCATCCATGCCCTCCGCCCGCTGATCCGCCGTCGCCGGGAATGTCCAGGGACACCGCCGCTGAATCCGCACTTCCGGCAGGATCAGCCGCTGCAGATTCATGCGGTTGACGGCCGTCAGGCGGAACGTCGCCTCCTTGATCTGGTCCGGCGGATTGCAGATCCCCTGGAAGACCACGCTCGTGTCCGTCAGCGGTACGTTGTTCCGCAGATCGTAGAACAGAAACCCAACCGTGAGACTGGCGCCCTTCCACCCCGTGGCGCGCTCGACTTCCGAGAAATGGGAGTCGGCATTCGCCAGCACCAGCGAGATCTTCGGACTCCCGTCGACTCCCTGGTCGGAAGCCGTCTGGATGTCGAATGCGCTGTGCTCCAGCACCCGCGCGGCATAGCTGGTTGTGCCGACCGTCACCGCGTGCGTGCTCCAGTGCTCCGTCACGCCGCTCGACAGCGCGCAGTCGAACACCATGATCGGCGTATCGGTGACCGCCAGTTCCTTGAGCTCAGAGATGGTTTGCATACACAATGTTCACGGTGGTGGAATTCCGGTTCACGCCGGTCGAAGTGTAGGTGAAGACGTCGTCTCGGAAGTGGGCGTTTTCGTAAACCCCGCCCGTCGTGCTGCTCTTGTACGCCGATGCCGATTCCTGGGGTTCCACCTGCGGCCCGTACATGTCGATCGCGGCTTCCGCCGGCAGTTCGATTCCGAAGCTGACCGAGGTCGCTTCCGCGTCTCCAGTGCCTGTAAGCGTGAAGCGGTTCCAACCCGTTCCCAACACGCACGCCGCTTGCAGGCTCCCCAGTAGTAGCGTGATCGCCGCCGGTTGTGCCGCTCGCGCGTACACGCTCAGGCAGTAGACATACACGGCCGGGACATTGAGGGTTTGCGAAAGACTCTGCGCGCCCGCACCCGAATTCGCCACGTGCCACGCGCTCGTTCCCCCGGCCGGGTCGGCAATCCCGCCGGTCAGCGTCAGAAAGGACGCCTTCTGCCATTCCACCTGGCTAGGATCGTCGCTCCACGCCAGCAGGTTCCCGTTCGGATCGAGAAACGTGAACCCGTTCAACGAGCCTTCCATCGAGGCGAAGAACTGCTCGAGCGTCGCCAGTTCCGCCTCGCTCAGTCCGGTATACTGCAGTTGCCATTCCGTGGTCTGCGCCGCCACGTCCGGCAGTTTGATCGTCCGCCCGTCGGCCATTGTGTTGACCACCGTTCGCGCCAGGCGCCGCTTGCGCAGAGGAAACTGGCTCAGCGCTCCCGTCGGCAGTTGTGGAAACATATCTATGTCCGGTTCTCGACCACCGTCAAACTCGTTTGCCCCTGCATCTCGGCCACGGCCGTCAGATCCAGTTCATCGCTCGCCAGGCTGCAACTCGGGTACGACGCGCCATCCCACGGGTCCACGAAAACGAAGCTTCCGAATTGTCCTTCGTTGCTCAGGAAGAATCCCTCCATGGCCGCCAGTTCCCCCTCGTCCAGTTCGCTCAGCCGGATGATCCAGCGATGCAGCGGCCCGCTCGCGTCCCGATACCGCTGGTCGGTCCCATCCACGAACCGCACCGTCTGGTTCTGATATCGCAAGGCCCGCGTCGCCGGATACTGCGCCACGGCATTGGTTTTCAATTTGGGAAAGGTGGCCATTTTCAGAGTTCGTTGACTACGTCGTTAATCGAGCTCAGATTCAACATCGCTCCCCGGACCGCCTGCGCGATCTGGTCGCTGTTGTCCAGAAAGGACCGCGCATCCATGGTCTGCACCGTTACCGAGATCTGCGGCGACGCCGCTGCGCCTCCGCTGCCGGAAGTTCCGCCGCCTTGTCCCGCCACGCTCGAACTCGCCGCCGTCCCGCCGCTGGTCGCGTCCGGCGAATCCGCGGCGCCCGCGTACAGCCTCGGCGTGCCCATCTGATCGAAATCCGACGCGCTCAGGCCGTTCCCCGTGTCGGCGCTCTCAAATGAGATCGACGATGGCATGGTGTACTTCTCCAGCACTGGCGGCGCCGACGATCCCCCGCCAAACAGCCCGAGCAGTCCGGTGACCAGCGGAACAATCCCCATGCCGCTCTCCAGAAACGTGGTGGCGATCGATCCGAACGAAGCCCCGCTGCTTCCCGTTTCCGATGGGCTGGTGCTGTGCACGCTCGACCCCACCGAAGTCCCCGATTCTCCGTACAGGTCGCCGTCCCCCTGCCCCTGGGCCGCCGTCGAACTCCCGCCCGCGGCCTCCGGCGTCATCTCCGCCGCTGTCGATTCCCCTACCGCACTGGTGAGTTCGTCCGCGACACTCCGGAGATCGTCCTGGCTGCCCGCCTGCCTCCCCGACGCCTCCAGGAAGCTATCGAGCAGCCGCTCGTCTGTCTTGTTGGCCATGTTTCATCTCCGTCAGTAATGCCTTTTCAAGAATCAGGAAGGCTTCGGCCTGGCGCGCCGTCAGCTCCGAAAACTGCAAGCCCCCCAGCCGCCGCCGCACCAGGTAATCCTCCACCAGGCACTCGCTCTCCGCCGTGATGTGCGATCTCGGGCACTCGTGCAGCACCACGTCGTTCCTCGCCCACACCGGCGCTCCGCCGGCCTCCTGCCCGCCGCCCAGCCAGCCGCACCGGCGTCTCTTCTCCAGGCCGGATTTCCTGCATGTGTCGCACTTCCAACCGGCCTGGTTTGAAAATTGAAAGTGGAAGGCGACCATCAGTTTTTTCGTTCCGCCGCGCTCAGCCCGGTTTCCGCCCGCACCGCCGCCAGAGCCTCCCGGAACAGGTTCTCCGGTCCCGCCTCCGCCAGCCGCTCCGGAGTCGCCGCCGCGCCGTCCACCGTCAGCCCTCGAACTTCCCGCAAGCCCCAGACGACGTACAGCCGCTCGATTTCCGCCTGCAAAAGCGCTCCGTCCATTTTTCCGTCGGCGTCTTCTCCAGCGTCCAGGAATTCCTTCTTCCCCGCCATCTCCCGAACCCGCCGCATCAGTTCCAGACGCCGCCCGAAGGACATTCGCGCCACCACGTAGGTCACTCCCGGCGCGAGTCCCGACTCTACTTCGCGAACGCTTTCGTAAGTCATGGCTATCCGAATGCCACTGCCAGTTCGTTGTTCACCGTGCCCTGCGCCCGCGACGGCCGGAACTGCCATTGCAGCCGGTTCTTGCCGTCGTTGAACTCCGGCACCTGCGGGATGACGCTGTTCATGTACACTGCCATCACCTGCCCCTCCAACTCGCCCAGTTGGAACATCACGCTCACCGGCGACTGCTGCCTGGCGGCCTGATACAGGCTGGCCGTCGCCGTGTCGTCCTGACTGTACAGATCGATTGCCGCCGTGACCGTGCGCTGTCCCGGCGAAATGCACTGCGGCAGGCTCGATCCAAATTCGTTGATCCGCAGGTCCAGGTTGTTCTTCAGCACCAGCGAGGCATTCGTGATCGTGAAGAACTGCCTGGGCGTGCTGCCCAGCCATGCTTCTCCCAGGTTGCCGGGAACGATGGAATAGTCGAATGCCTGCAACGCCGGCTCCGTCGGAAAACCAGGCGCGTCCGCCACTGTGCTGGTGTAGCTGCTGCTGTCCGCCAGGTCCTGCGCCATCCCGCTGAAGCGGAATTCGTGGAAATCGCCGTTCACCTGGATTTCCAACTGGTCCACCGCCACCCCGCACAGGAACCGCTGCACTGCCGTCGACGGGTCCCAATAGTCGTAGATGCTCGCGCTCGGCAGCTCCGTCGAAGGTGTGTAGGTGACCGCCGCTCCCAGCGCCGCGCCAATCGCCGGCGGCGCAGTGAAGGGCGCGTTCAATTGCACCGTGACCGTGTCTATGATCGCCGCCACAAACCGCAGCTCTCCGCCCGCCGACACTCCCTGGCCCACGCTCAGTCCGTGCGCTGCCGCGAACGCCAGTTGCCCCGCGCTGGTCGCCGAAGCCACCGTCCCTCCGGCGAACGATTGCGGCGCCGCGCCCAATGCCGCCTGAAACAACGGGCCGTACGCCGGGGCCGCGGCGCTCGATTTCTGCCAGCTTGTCATGTACGTCTGCAACTCGAAAGCCGTCCGCCGCCGCCCTCCGGCCGGTAAGCCCGGGAAAGTCCGGCTGCCCGTCTTGTCTTTCCGGTTGGTCGCCTCGGCCTGGTTCCGCACCGTCAGTTTCACCGCCGGGATCCGGCTGCTCGCCGTGATTGTCGCTACGCTTCCGTACGCGCTCTCCAGCGCCGTGTAGAAGCGGTTCGCGTTTGAAGATATGTAGGCCATACTAGCTGATGCTCACTCCAATCTCGAATGTGACCTTCGCCACTTGAATGTAGTTCTTTCCGCCGTGCTTCACGGCTCCGTACGCCACTTGATAACCCCCGGCGTAGAACATGCCGGAACCCCAGTCCCCGCGGTTCCCATCCAGAACCTGCGTCAATGCGTCCGCGTACTGCTCCAGACCTTCCTGGAGGCCTTGCAGCCGGTCCTGCGAGTGCCGGACCTCCGCCGCCATCTGGGCCGTTCCCGAAAACGTCCGGAACTTCTCCGTCAGGCTGTTCACCACCTTCTCGCAGTACACCTGAATCGCCGGATACCGCACGATCTCACCCAGTTCCGCCAGGTCCGCCGCCACGTTCTGCGCCCGGATGGATATTCGCCCCGGCGCCGTCTCGCTCCCCGGTCCGCCGTCTTGCTGACCTCCCACTTGGGCGCTCAGTCCGCTGGACGCCGACAGGAGTTGAACCACCATTGCCGCCGCTTGGCTTCCGATTCCCGCCATCTCAACCTCTCTGAATTACGCGCGGTATCGGCCGCAGGTAATTCCATGCCTGGCCGGTTCCCGGCTGCCGTCCCGTCGTATTGAGCACGCCTGGCTGAACCCACGACACCCCCGTCTCCACCGGCGTGGCGTCTTGCAGGGTCAGGTTGTTCGGATCGGTTCCCGCGTACACGTTCCACCCCGTCGCCGCGCCAGGCGGGTTGCCCGCCTGCACCAGGAAAGTGCTGCTGGCGGTCGTCACCGCCGCCGGTTCCGACGCCGCGCCTTCTTCTCCCGCCGCATTCACCCACGCTATGACCGCGAAGTACGTCCCGTCCGGCAGGTTGCCGCCGCCGGCCGCCTGCGCCGCCACCACTTCCGGAGCCGGCGGCACCGGAACCGGCGCCGTCACGATCCCCAGTCCCGTCTCCCTCAGCTTCTCGTACGCCTGCTTGGCCATCCCGTGAAACTGGTCCCGTTTTCCCCCGTAGCGGTCGTTGAGCTGGCTGTTGTACGCATCGCTGTAAACCATTTCCAGCGTGCGGTAGCTGTGCCACAGCTTCAGCGGAGGTGTCACGACCACCGAGTCCAGGTTCGGTCTCGGCGTCACCCAGAACCACTGGCCGTAGTAGGTGTTCGCTGTAAGCAGCGTGGTGAGTTCCAGGCCCAGGTCGATCTGTGCCAGAGTCAGCTTCTGCGCCACATCGATCCCCTCGGCGTGCGCCACGTTGAAGAGCTGCGAGTCCAGCGCCGCCAGGTCGTCGACCGTCGAAGGAACGCCGTCCGTGAACAGAGCCATGTTCTTACTCCTGCTTCTGCGGTTTGATCAGCCGGTTCAAGTCCGCCGTCGTGATCACCGACATCGGCACCCTCATGGCTTCCCGTTCCCGCTCCAGGCGCTGCTTCTCGTTTGCATGCGCCAGCCGGAATGCCGCCGCATCTTCCGCCGATACCACCTGCGCGATCCCTTCGACCACCATCGTCGCGGCCACGTCCCTCGGCACTTCCGTGTATACGCCCGCTTTTCCGCCGTCCCCGGTCGCGAGGCTGACGATCACCACGTCCTTGTCCGTATAGGTCGCCGCCGTCAGCCGGACCTTCGTGTAATACGCCTTCAAATCCATTCCATCCTCCCGTTTCGTTCCCCTGGCCTTATCTGCTGCCGCTTACCCAGTCCTTCGCGCACCTTGACGGTTTTTGTGGGGCAGGTTGTCAACCTGCGGCGGATTGTCAATCCGCCCGGCGAGCGAAACTCGCCCACTGGCTTTGCAAACCCCGCTGACCCCGGTTGCCCATCGCCGCCATGTTGGGCAGGTTGCAACCCGCTCCTTCAGCCCTTGGCGGCTCCGTCCCATGCCTGAACGGAGCCGCCTTCCCGGTTGCTCGACTTCAACCTAGGTGTTGACCTGCACGCCCGCCGCGTTCCGCAGAATGCCGCAGCCATACAGAACGTCTACCGTGAACTGCTGCGCCAGCGTGTTCGGCTGGTAGCTCATCACCACCCGCATGCCGAAGTTGCCCATCTCGGCATACTCCGCGATCGCGCCCGTCCCCGGCAGCGGTTGCGGCAGACGCCGCACCACCAGGCCGATGGCGTCCTTGGTGAACGCCAGGTTGTGCGTATTCACCGTCGTAGTTCCCGTCTTCGGCACGAACTGCGACCGGAACACGTAGAAGTCCTTGATTTTTCCGATCGAGCCGTCGACCAGCGCCTGCAGTCCGGCGTCGCCCGCCGTCTGGTACTCGCTGAACCGCGGGATCTGCCGCCAGGCCGAGTAGGCCGCCGCGTCCACCACGATGTACTTCGGCTCCGCTGGCGGGATCTTCGCCAGGAACAGGGCCGTTTCCGCCGCGTCCACCGTGGCTTCCGTGATCGTTGCGCCCGCCGTGCCTACCGGCGCGTTCAGCGTGAATCCCGCGTACAGATTCAACAGGTCGCTTTCGATCTTCTGCGCGATCGCCGCCACCGCCGGCTGCAGGTAGATCTTCAGCAGGTCCGGCACCGCCAGAGCCTTGGTGACGTCGGGAAGCTGGAAGGTCGCTTCCGCGTGCGTGTTCAATACGATCTGCGCGTTGCCCAGCGTCGGGTTCTGCAGCGTGACCGTGCCGTTGCCGGTCGTCCCGACGTCGTTCAGGTTGTTCGCCGTCATCTGCGGCGGAATCGGCACGTTGATCGTGTCTCCGGACTGCGCCAGCGCCGGCTCGTAATCCCGGTTCACCAGGTTCCCCATCACCAGGTTCCCCACCAGCACCGGCAAAGCCTCCGCCGCCACCAGCTTGACGATCGCAGTCGCGACGTTAGTTGTTGTAATTGCTCCCATTCTTTCTCCTTCTCCTTGTCCTTGTTACGGCCTTCCGGCCGGCTCTTCTCTACAGCCCCCGCAGGGTCTGCGACGCCACGCGCACGATTTCCTCTCGCACCCGCTGCATCTCTTCCGCACTCATGCCCGGACGGATCCGATCGATACTTACCGACTCGTTTCCGGCCTGCGGCGCCTTGAGATTCCCCGTCATCCCGGTTCCTCCCGCAATCCGGGCTGGCAGAAACTCCGGATTCTCTTTCACGAACGCCGAGAGATACTCCCGTACCGGCACCTCTCCCGCTTCGCCTCGTGCCACCAGTCGCCCGTCTTCGTTACGGACGATGCCGTCCTGAACCGCCTTGAACGCCAGGTCGATCTTCGCCACCCCCAGCCGCTGCAGCTCCGCCCGGACCGCCGAACTCCGCTCTGCTTCTTCCGCTTTGATCCGGCTCCGCTTGTTCTCTTCCGCCATCTCGTTGAGCCGCCGCTCCATTTGCTCCCGCCGCTTGCGCTCTTCCAGTAGCTCGGCCTTGTACGCCGGCTCGCTCTTGGCCTGTTCGTTGCTGGCGTATTCCTGGATCGCCTGCCGCACAATCGCTTGAACGTCGATGCCTTCCATAAACCTCCCCAAAATGCGCGGGGCGGGCCTCTTGCCGGCCCGCCCCGTGCTGCCTCCCCGTCTGTCTGCCCCCTGCCGCCTACCGCAATACCGGGTCTGTAATGCCGCCCGGTTTCCCGTAGTCCGTCCGTTCGATCTCCTCCACCACCTGGTTCTTCACCTCCGGCCGCGCATCGCTCAGGTACTTCAGCGCCAGCCGCTTGAATACCTGTTTCGTCAGCGTCGCGCTTCCGATGCCCAACCCCAGAAGATTTTTCGCGTCTTCCAGTTCCGTCCCGAATTCGTCGATGTCGAAATCGTCCAGCCCCGTGACTTCAATCGATACCTCGTCCTGCCGCGCCGCCGCTACCGCGCCCAGAACCTGCGTCATGCATTCCTTCACCACCCCGCCGTACGCCCGCAGCACCTCTTCCGTCGCCACGAAATCCAGTTGCTTGCTCAGTCCCGATTGCCGCGCCCCCGCTCCGGTCGTGTTTCCCGCCTGCGTCATCAGGTAGCACACCCGGTAGATCTCGTCCTTCAGTTGATCCAGGTTGTCCGCCGCGATCTGGTAGACCTTGCCGTCCGGCTCCGCCCAGCCGAACCGGTCGTTCTGGCCAAGCTGCAGGTAGTACGTTTCCCCCACCACCTGTTTGAATTCGTTGTCCGAGTACACCACCGGCATCGCGAACAGCCCCATCGTCAGGGCCCACGACAGCGCGTTCGACTTGTTGAAGTGTTCCAGTTGCAGCAGGGCCGCCTTGTTCATCAGCCACAGCCCTTCGGTCACCTTCATCTCGAATACGGGAACCCGCCCCAGCCGCGCCAGGCAGTGCCGCCCTTCGTCCACCAGCTCCACCGGCTTCGACTCGCCCGCCTTGCGGTAGATTTGAAAGTTCTCGCGGTCGTAATATACCCACCGCGTTTCTTTCTCCCACTTCGCGTCCGTCACCTTGGATTGCTGCAGGCAGGAACTCCGCAGCACCACCCATTCCAGCCCGCCCCGCTCATCCCGGTTCCAGTTGATCACTTCCTCCGTGCCGTAGTCCACCAGGAAGCCCCGCGATTGCCCCAGAGCGTCTTCTTCCGCCCGCGTCGATGCCCGCCCAGCCGTCCGCGGGAAGTCCACCACGATGTAGCTGGCGCCGCAAACCAGCATCTGCGTGAACCGCTCCCTGAAAAACTGGCTTAGCCGCGTCCCCTTCATATCGCAGTCCGCGAAAAAGACGTTGTAGAACCCGCCCGCCGCGCTGCCCCCCTGCGCCATCTGCACCACCGGCTCGCGATGCATCAGCGTCGCCGCGTACCAGTCGATGACCGATCCGATGTAGTTCTCGTAGAACAGCCGGATCAGGCGCTCCTGGTATACCTCGCCCGGTTCCTTCTGCCGCCGCACCAGGTACTCCGACCCGCGTTCCCGCAGTTGGTCTCCCCCAACGTATAGGTCCCGGTACTTTCTCCACGTCGCCTTCCGCGCCATGTATTCCGGATGTTCCCGGTTTATCGTCTGTATCATCAGAACAATCGCCCCCGTCGCTCCCCCACCGCGGGAAGCGGTCTGCACTCCTGCCAGATCAGGTAGCCCAGCGCATCCGACAAATGCGTCCGCTGCCGGTCCCGATCCTTGTCGATCTGGTACGTGTCCGCCTTGAAGGCCACCTGCTCGAAGTCCTTGATCAACTCCCTGCACTTCCTGTCCACAATCACCGAGATCTCCCCCGACGCCGACCGCAGCTTCGCGTTCATCAGGTTGATCCGCTCCTTCACGCTCGGATTCGCCTTCGGAACCCGGTAGTGCGCCTTCATCGCCGAGTTTGCTTGAAGGTAGTCCCGCACCATCTGGTAGTCCGAGAACCCCGTCGTCTGCTGCTGGTACCCCGAGGCGTCCCCGTATATCAACACTCCCGCGTCGTGCCTCGGGTGCCGCTTCAGAAACTCCGCGCACGCCTCCTGCGTCGTCCCGTTCCGGATCACAATCTCGTCCAGCACCCTCACCTTGTCCTCGTCCGTCTGCACAATCAACGAACTCATCGGGTCCACGTTGAAGTCCAGGGTCCACCGCAGCGGCAGATTCGGGTCCGGCGTTAGGTCCGTCACGTGCACAGTCCCGTCGAACGCCGTGTATACCGTCCCGCCCGAGAGGTGCAGGTACTCTCCCAGCACTTCCTGTGCGTAGAACTTCTGGTCGTAACTCTCCTTCAGCCGCAGGTAAAAATCCGGGATCTTCTCCAGAAGAAACCGGTTCTCCGCCGGCGCCGCTTGGATCGTCTTGTAATTCGTGTTCGGATTGCTCACGAACTTCCGGTATACCCAGTCGAACCCCTTGGGGGTCCACACCGCGAATCCGCACAACCGGGTCGCCTTCGGATCCCTCAACCGCCCTTCCAGCCGCAGCCACGCCTGTTCCTGCGTATAGGTCAGCTCGTCCAGCCCGAACCACGCCAGGTTCGTACCCCGCAGCCGCTCGAAATCGTCCACCGGCCGGAAAATTATCCGCGACCACGTGTCCTTCAGCGTCAGCGTGTTCTCCGCTCTGTTCTGCTCGTGCGGTATTCGGTTGCTCTCCAGGATCTCCAGCAGCGTAGCCTGCGTCGCATCCCGTAACATCGGATACGTCGGCGCCCCCAGCAACCCCATCCTTCCCGGATTGAGGTAACACAGCCGGATCGCTTCCTGGCACAGGGCCTGGCTTTTGCCGCTTCCAATAGGCCCGGAGAATCCTTTGAATCGCGCGCCAGATTCGTGAAATCGCTTCTGCGATGGCAGAGGCTCGTAGGCTATTTCTCGGAGTTCGACAGTGCAACCGGTCCGACCCAT